TTGGCAAACTTGATAGGATGGTTAATTTATCTTTGACCACTTTCCATTTATCATCCAACAAAGTTACCATAAAATTTCTTTTAAACATATTTAAAAATACTAAATTATTTTTGTTTTGTCAAGTATTTATTTACATAACAAAGGAGTAACAAAATAAAAATGGAAACTATCACAAATGGTTGTGGTTGTAAAAAACCAAAGTCAACGACTACAACAACTACAACACCACCAACACCTAGTAAATAATTAGATTAACATTTTTTCTTGGTTTCAGATTCTATCTGGGCCGCTAATTCATCATCTGTTAAATCATCAGATGGTTCGTTATCGGATAATTCATCTTTATCTGTATGTTTTCTATTTGTAAACCCTTCTGATGCTGTAAATCCTAACCCACCTATTACAATCCATTCCATGGATTCATATATGTTGTTATCTATATCTAAATCCCAAAATAAATTTGCTATAAACCCTACCGCCATAAATAAGAAAGCTAGAAGAGTTATAAATCTTTTACTGGAAACTTTACCATTAGAAGAAAGACAATTATAAAGGAAGTTTTTCATGTTGGATATTTAATATAAATATCCAATCCTATAAAAAAGTAACCCCCGATAAAGCGAATTATCGGGGGTTTTTTATTTCTTACAATAAGGCAGAGTTATGTAAGAATCATTGATGAGTGGAGTGAAGGGGAATCGAACCCCTGTGTTGAGTATTCTTCAAAAGTTTTCTACATGTTTAGAACAGTATTATACAATACTTCGAACTAAGTTAATTCTAACGCTCACTAACCAAGAGCGAATGGTGTACCATTATGTAGTGGACTACCACAATTTGGTGAATTTATCACCATCAGAGTCGTTAGACCAACTCAAGCTCTCCGACTGAGCTACATGTAGCCTCGTCAAGGAAATTTTCAGAAACGATAAAATCGTTGTCAATTAAAAGTTCAATAGACAGATTTAAGTGCTTCCAATTTAGCACTACATGCTTACAGTTTACGACTATACCCAGTCGATACCTGAATCACCCCATATTTTAAAGAACTGTGAATTATAAATATATCGATATCTATAAAAAAACAATATTTATACAAATATACTACATTTATTTCTAAATGCAAGTGTATTATTAAATATTATTTAATTTATTTTCACCATTAAATTTATACCAATTAGATTCAACCCTTGATGGGTTTTCAATGTATTTACCCAAAACCCTCAATAAAGTTTCTTTTTCTTCTATAGCGACTGTTTGACAGCCAACTCTAAGAATAAAACCATAATCTAGTTGTTCTATGTTTATTTGTTTAATTCTGTTATCATTTGGACTAGATTCGTCTTGAAGTTCATGATTGTTAGTGCTTGATAACGAAGCAGCTAACATACTAGTAGGCATATATTGATTTTCAGTGTTTACTCTACTCATAATTATTTCTTATTTTTATTTATTATTATATCATCAATTAACCCATATTCTAATGCTTGTTCAGCAGTTAACCACAAATCTCTATCAGCATCTTTTTTTACTTGTTCTGGGTCTTTACCAGTATATTCACCTAGTAAACCAAACAAAGTTGTGTTATATTTTTTAGCTTCATTTAATGAAATTTCAATATCAGCTAACGTTCCTTGTGCTCCAGAAGAAACTTGATGGAGCATTACCTTGCTAAATCTAAGGCTACTTCTTTTTCCTTTGGTACCAGCACCTAAAAGGATACTACCCATACTTGCAGCCATTCCAGTATTTATGGTAACGATATCTGAAGACACATAATCCATAACATCAACGATTGAGAGACCTGATTTGACGGAACCTCCCGGAGAGTCAACATGTAACGTAATATCTTTCTTTTCCAAGTTATCCAAAAACATAAGCTGTGCTTGAACAACTGTGCTCATTCTATCATTAACTGGACCAGCTAACCAAATTATTCTTTCCATCATTAATCTGGAAAAAATATCCATTTGAGTTACTCTTAATTCCCTTTCTTCTAAGATATACGGAGTTAAAGATGCTCCAACACCGTATATTCTATTTTGTAAAGCTTCCCAATGTATAAAATCTAATGGAGAAATACCCATATGTTTAATAGCATAATCTCTAAATTCATTATGTAAATTCATATCTTAAATATTAGTTGTCATAAAAATAGGTGTGAATTCTCCCATCCAAGCTCCAATAATATTGAAATCGAAAAATTCAGTAGCTTCTTCGTAGGTCATACCATCACGTTCTATCATTATATTTATTATTTTTTCAGTGTCATAAACAACGACTGGTCCTAGATTTATCCTTTCACCAACCCCCATTATTGCACCATCAAACCCGTCAATTACCAACGCATCTGGATTTATTTCAGCTATTTCTTCTCTGGTCATTATTTTACCCTGTAATAGCTTCAGTTTCGTCTTCTTCTTCTTTTTCTTTCTGGTAAAGAGACTTTACGGTTTCTCTAAGACGCTCAATAGTCTCAAAACTATATTTTCTTAATATTCCACTATGAGCCGTAAAATCTTCTTTGGTTATAGAAACCTTATCGTGTTCAGAATCATAACTAATTGATGAAATTGCTTCTTCAACTACAATCAATTTCAAATCATTTGGTAACTCTTCAAATATTCCTTCATTTAAAACAATAATGATATCATCACCAGCTCTAAATTTTAAAAGGTCGTTAGCTTTGGTGATTTTGTATAAGTCTTTAGCTCTATTGTTAACTAAAATTGTTATGTTAACAAATCTTTTTAAATCAGCCACTTCAATTATTTGATTGAATAGGTCGTTGGTGTCTTCGAATGGTTCTAGGTAATTTGCCATGTTTAATTTTTATTATTTTGTTATTTAAGCAAATATACTATTAACACATAAACCTTGCAAGTAAAATATTTATTTTATTTGAGTGCCAGAATTAATTCTTTTGTTTTTTCATCCAATTCTTTAGGGATATTAATGGATAAGGTTATAATTAAATCACCTCTATTGTTTTCTTTAAATTGTTTTAACCCTTTTGTGGGTACCCTAAGATTAGTCCCTACATCACTGTATTCTGGGATATTAACACGTATTTTACCACCATCAATTGTTTCTATTTCAACTTTATCACCCAACACAAGTTGTGAATAAGAAAGACTTAAATTCATTTTTAAATCATTCTTAATTCGTGTGAAAACTTTATGTTGTTTTTCAACAACTTTTAAAATTAAATCACCAGCCCTACCATTTTTAACTGAATTACCTTTTCCTTGGACCACGAACATATTATTGTTTTCAACACCAGATGGTATATCCACATCCACAGTTTCTTCAATTGATTGTAAACCACTACCTGAACATGATTCACACGCAGTTTTATAAGTCTCTCCAGAACCATTACAATCGTGACAAGTAGTTTGATTTTGAAAGGTACCTACAGATGTTTTTATTGTAGATATTATAGAACCATTTCCTTGACATGTAGGACACTCAGTTGAGTCTAGACCACCTTTACCTAGACAAGTGTTACAAGAATCGTTTCTATTGTACGTATAGGTCTTTTTAACACCACTATATATTTCTTCTAGTGTTAGTTTAATTAAAATAGATATTGTTTCACCAACTATTTCTGGTTTATGTCTTCGCCTAAAATATTCATAAAAAGGGTTTTGATTTTCTCTGTTATTACCATGACCAAATCTATCATAGTTAGATTTCTTATCTGAATTAGATAGAACTTCATATGCTTCTGAAATTTCTTTAAATTTATCAGTAGCTTCTTCAGACCCTTGGTTTTTATCAGGGTGATATTCTTTAGCTAATAAACGATAAGCTTTCTTAATCTCTTCAGGGCTAGCATTTTTTCCAACACCTAATACCTCATAATAATCTTTTTTTGCCATGTTTAAAATTTTACTTTCCAACAAAGGTACTTATTTTTAAATTAAAAAACAAATGACTTATAGGGTAATTTTATTGATGAATGGGGAGTATAAAAAAACTCTGACCAAATCAAAAACTAGAGAAACGGCATTTAAACACTTCCATAAACTAAAGGATGAGAATAAAAAAGTCTTATATCCTAGACGTTTCATAAATACAAACGCTATAATACCAGTTAAATATGAGTTATGTATTACAAAAATCACCGAAGATGGTGATACATTTAGAACTCTTAGAGATAAGTATGGTAAACTTTACATCGAAAAACCTTTGGGAGATTGGACCATCATACATACGGAAGAATATGATGTTGAAGAAACTTTTTGGATTTATGGAATGGATTCAAAAGCCGAAAGACCTAATATTTCTGAAATAGTTAAAAGACTTATGATTGGTGCTTACTCTAAAAATATGGTTAAGCAAGTGATTGTTTGTTACAACAAACTTATCATATATAATGAAGACCAATTTGATATGGTTATCTGTAAGAATCTATTAGATGCACAAAGACTTCACCATACATTGGGTAAATTAACTAGGAAACAGAGAATAAAAAGTCTAATATTTATGGGTACTGCAACTAGCAAAGCAATGATTAGTAATCTTTACGATTTAATAGTAGATAAAACAGGTTGGCCTTATACCAAGGTTAGAAGAATGACAACAAGACCTTAAAATAATAAAATAACTTCACCAACGCTAATAACTAATGTACATACTACTAAGTCATCTGAATCAGTTGATAATGAACCAAAGTCAATTGATTTAAAATTACAATTATTAACACACCATCTTTCAACAACAACACCCGTTGGGTCAAGCATCTCAATTTCTAAATTAAATACTTCTTTTACCTTATGGTTATTGTTTATATCTGGGTGAATTAACTCCATTAATTTTTGAGATGTTGAAGGACCTATTGGGTCTCTTAATTTAATAGTTAAATCATCCCAAAGAATCATATCGTTTTCTACTCTCATAGAAAGTCTTGTTGCTTCAAAGATAATCCACTGTTGAAGTTCAAATTCAACAGGAAAATTAAGTAAAAACCTATTTTTCTTTTTTGGTTCATACGTTACAAATTTGTTTGGAGCCATTATTACTTTTTTCCAATTTATATCAAAATCATTGGTTAGTTTTGATATATACCATTCTCTTAATAGTCTTTCGATAATTTTTTCATCCAAAAAAAAAATTATCGAAAGACTATTACATATTTCATTTGCGTAAATAATACTATCAGTATCTCTATCCTTAATAAAGAAATCATCGTCAACTAAATAACTTTTATTTATAAAATCTAATACTTGTTTTTTCATTTAATTAAACAGATTTTCCAATTTTTTAACAACGACAGTTATCTTATCATTATTTCTATTTATTATTTCTTGAATATTTGGTGGGATATTTCCAACAAATTGTGCTTTTAGTTTAGAATTTTCTCTTTGTAATATATCACTTTCCCTTAATAATTGGTCGTATATATTGGCTTTGTCTTGATTAGTCATATTTTATTAGTTAAAGTTTTAGTAATTACGTTAGTTTCTTTTAATAAAACCTCAAGTTCTAATTTATCACCTTTATTAAGATAAATTTCCTCATCATTCGATGGTGTTTCTTTAGGGATGTCTACAACCCTAATTTTTTCATTTACTTTGTTTTTTTTACAACTACAACCCATAATTAATCACATTTACAACTGCCATCTGGATTTAAACCACACTCACATGGTTTAGAATCTAATGTTATTTCTAAATCATCACCTATTGAAAAATTAGTTTTGATATCTTCGATTAGTTTGTTAATTCTTTCCATGTCAGCTTCTTTAAGCATAACTGGATTGATACACTCAATTCTTTCTTCACCTTCTGTTGGAACAAAGAATGCTATAGCATTTGCTTCTTTTATTGCTAAAACATCATTAACTGATTCAGTAAAAGGTTTGATTATATCTGGTGTTCTCATTAGTTCTGAATCTAAGTAAAAAACTAATATCAATGGGGTTTGTTTATCCATGTTTTTATTTTTAATTGTTTGTTATTTGCTTAACATTATTTCTTCAATAACGCTATTATCTCCATTAAAATGGTTTAGTAAAAGCTCGTTGACTCTTAATTTCTTAGCCGCTTCACCTATTTCAATAAAGGCGTTTGCGTGATGACCGTTTGTGTCTACATCTAAATAGATTAGGTATTCTGAAATAACCTTTCCATTATGTATTAGACTTTTTAATTTGTCTACTTCTTTAACTACTATTTTCTCCATACATTAATTTTAATTAAAAATAGAGCTTTTTTATGAAAGTGTAAATAGACAAAATAAAAAAAGCCCCTTTATGGGGCTTTTTATTTCAAGATGCTGGAGTTTTTACTTCTAACTCTGTGGAGAAGTTTTCCGATTAGGTTAAAAATTAATTTTTAATGTTTAAATGGAATCGGAGCCAAAGTTTAGATTTATCTAGTATATAGTTTTAACTTTGCAGAATGCATCTTTCTTTCTTATTTAAACTGTTATATTACTATAACGTTCTGAATCAATTACTGTCATCATCATTGATAATGGAGTCATATCTTTACCTGATAATAAAGAACCTAATATAGAAGTTGAAAATCCACTCACTAAAGCAGTTCCTTGTTTATTAAAAGATACTGGTTTGTTTTTATCGTTTCTAGAAGCTAAATTCCAATAAACAATTTTTGGAACTTTATAACCAGCGTCAGAATACATTTTTTCAACCATTTCTTGTGCTGTAAGTGAACCAGCACTATTGAATTCCATATCTGATAATATCATTATCATTGTTGGCATTTCAGATTCTGGTACAGAAAATTCTATAGCTTTTTCTAAAATAACTTTATAAACACCAAATAAATTGGTAGAACCACCTACTGGTATAGACTGAAGTTGATTATACCTTTCTGATAAAGAACCAGAAACAACACATAACTTAGGGTTTGTGTTAAAAGTCATAATAGCATCTTTAAATGGTCCTAAATTTCTTTCTGAAAGATATAGACCTAATGATTGAGCAACATCTCCAGCGTATAAATCACCAGTTATTTTAGATTCTGGCCAATACATTGACCCTGAAGTATCAACAACAGGAATAAATGACTCATTAGAATCTTCTAAGAAGTTTGGTAAGGCATCCCATTGCACGTTGGCACCACGGGTGTTACCAGCCCTTAAATTCTTGATTATATCATAAGGATATACAGCACCAGCATTAATTTTTACTTCACCTTTTTCAACACTACCTAGATAATCTTGAAAACGAGCCAAGTCATTTCTTGAGAAAGCTTTCATCAAATCACTCATAGCTTTTGATGGGAGTTTAGAATAATCAATTTCATCCCATTTTTTAGCACACATCAATTGTTCTACAGTATTAGAATTTTCAACCAATAACTTACGATATTGTTTTGGTGTTAAATCAAGGTATTGTCTAATAACATTGGCTTGTCTTTTAGTCAAACGATTTTTCACGTTTGGACGTGGCATCCATTTAGCACAAAGACCATTCTTATCAGACAACCCTTTAGAGATAACTTCAAGAGCAGCTTTTTCTAATGGAGTACCAATAAGAGTTAAAATATCATCCCATCTTCCAAATTCAGAAATCAAATGAATGTTTTTACGCATCACTTCAGTTCTGTTATTTGCAAGATATTCAATAATATCTTTGAATATTTGACGCTCACCAGCATCACCACGAACATCACGTGCCCAAAATAAAAGTTTCATAGCTGTCAATGGGTTTTCACCAAATGCTTTTGTAAAGGCATTAATCAACCTAGTTTTATCTTGACCTCTCATCGCACCTATTTGAAAAAATAAATCCACACAGTTGTTAAGAGAAGTTGAATTAGTCACCATACCGTTTTCAGTACGTGAATCTTTAGTTTGCATCGCAGATAATAATGTATTCATAGTGTTTGGTTTTAGTTTTATGTTAAGTTAGGCAAAGGTACTAAAATTAATATCTCGTGTCAAGTAAAAGTTAATTTATTTTAATAATAACAATATAAATACCTGATATCTAGATTATTGTATTCTAGTAAATGTTGCAATAATTGTATATGTGGGTGTGTTGGTATTGACAAACTGAGCTAACGAGATAACTCCATCTTCAACAAACGTTGATGCTACTTGGGCGGCATAATTACCACTACCAAAAGGATAATGATAATTTAGAATGAGTGTTTTGCTACTTATACCAACATTAGAGGTTAATTGATACGTTTTAACCGCACCACCGTTAATGGTGTAATATTGGTTACTTATAAAGTCAACAGTATCTATTGGTAACGGTGGAAACGAAAAACCTATTTGTAAAAAGGTCAATACCCATCGTGTACCGACTAATTCGTTTGATAATTGGTTATTCCCCCAATTTGGTAAAACACCAGCGTAGGTGTATTGATATTGCCAATTAGATGTATCTATGGCTTCTGGGGTAATGGTATAATTACCTGGAGTGATTTCATTTTTACCACACGATGTTAAGTACCAAATAAATATTGTTGATAAGAATAGTGAAAGCGATAACGAAGCTAATTTTTTCATCCTATAAATTTTCAAGTATTTTATTCTTTATAAGAACAAAGGTAATAAAATTTTTTTATTCCACCAAACTATTTTTAATAAATTTGATTAATATTCCTCCAATGGAAACTTCGAATTCATCACTTGTGGTGAAATTAGTTGCATATGGGTTGTTTTTATAGAAAAATATTTCATTCATTTTGTTGTGTTCAAAATCATTTAATTGGTAAGTTAAAGTCAAACCAATTTTATATATTTTTTCATTTTCAACGATTAATGAAATAGTTTCGATTAATTTTTCGTAAGTCATTATAATTTTATAAAAAGTTTTTTAACCCAAGAAATAAATTTTTTATATCTACTCTTTTTTATTATTTTTACAGCATTAGGGTTTTTTTTCATTTCTTGACCTAAACCATTCTTAAGTTCATTAATAAATTGTGTTTTTTTAAGCGCAGTTGCATATCTTGTTGATACTATGTCTTGCTCAGTTTGGTCCAATTCTTTAATAAATTCTCTTTTAGTAATCATATATCTTTTATTTTATCTTCCATCCCTTTAAATAAAGGAGTTGGTAAAGATTCTTTATCATACCAATTCCATTCAAGATTCTCATTGTCTAATGTAGGGGTAAATTCACTAGAAGTCAACCCTTCATAATAATGAAAATCTAAATTTTTTTCTTTGATGTGTTCAGTTCGTATAAATTTATAATCTATGATATCTGGGTCTATTGACATTTCTTCATTTACTTCTCTTTTCAATCCTTCAATAATTGTTTCACCCTTTTCTATATGGCCAGAAACCAAAGACCACGTTGGTTTTTTATCATTTCTTAATAGTAACAAAATTTTATCTGTTTTTGAGCATTTGACCAAGACACCACCAACTGAAATCTTTTTTGATGATTCTTGAATGTTATTTGGTGTATTATCTTTACCACATTTATGGCAAAAATACATATCTGGACCACTATCTGACTTCTTCCAAGACCAACCACAATTATCACAAGTGATGGTTTTATTTAAAGCTTCTCTTAAAAGTTTTTTAATTAACATATTAATAAATATTTACTTATGTGTGTTAAATGCTATATTTGTAATAAAAAATTATGGTTACACTTATTTTTATATTGGTTTGTTACGGAGCATGTAACAATTTGATTTATGGTTCTTTATTCGAAGGATGGAGAAACTTATTAGCTAAACTTGGTACTGGTGGATATAGCCTACATAAATTATTTACTTGTTTTATGTGTCTAGGAACTTGGATGGGATTTTTTATGTCTTCTTTGATGGTATATTTTGGATATAAAGATTTAACACCCATCGGTTCTATTGGGATAAAACAAAACGATTTAATAATTTTCTTTAGTGGATTATTATCTTCTGGTGGTGTGTGGTTAATTCATACATTACAAGAAGCACTTGAAAGAGCTTTCGAAAAATAAATAAAAAAACCCCATTTGGGGTTTTTATTTATAGGTCTTTTCTATCGATACATTTTTCACAAGCTTCTGATTCTGAGCAATCGCATTCAGAATCATAATCCATATCATTTGCTGTTTGCAATTTTCTTCTTGGAGGAAGCTCTACTTTTTTTGCTGTATTACTAATTGGTTTTTTATTAGCTTGTAATTGAAGATTTCGTTTAGCTCTTTCTTCTTCAGCAATCATTTCTCTTTCTTCTTCACTTAATTCAATCTTTTTACCGTTTTCATCTAGATATTCTAGCACTTGTGGGTTTGGTAATTCACTTATTTGATTAGTTTCAATTATTTCTTCTTCATAAATGGGTTCTTGAACTGGCGAATCTATTTCTTCAGTTATTTCATCATCTACATCGAAGTCAGTTAAATCAGGTAATAACTCATCATTAGGAAAGGTGAATTTTAATTTCATTAGTTGTTTCAAAGAGTTTTTCTTAAAAATAACTTTTAATTCATTAACTTTTTGGCGAAGTAAATCATGTTTCTTTTCTCGTTCCTTATTTAAAGCAATTACTCTTTCTACATAACCTAAAAGCTCATCTAAACCAACACCATTTACTTCACTATAAATCATATAGTAATTCATGTCACCATCACCCTTAATTCTTTTGATATTTGGGTCATCTATTAGCGACCAACCATCTTTAAATACCGAATCAACTACCGCACTTCCATCAATGTATCTGATTCCAATTACATGTGGTTGTAGTGAATTTAACGTTTCTTCCATGTTCTTCATACTATCTGTTTTAAATTCTTATCCCAGTAAATATGGATGTTATTAAATAGGCTATTGAAATCCCTAAAATTAATAGTGATTTAGGTGATAACCTATATTTATTAGGTTGTTCATCTGTTGATGTCACTATTGCTTGGATAAAATAATAAAGATGTCTAAACATTGTTAATATCGACATAAAGAAAAAAACAAATAATATTTTATTTATTATTTCAATTAACATATTATTTGTTTTTGTTTTTTTCTGATACGTCTAATCTTAAACCTTGTGCTATTGATTTGATTTCTTGGAGACCTTTTCTAAGTCTAACACCAGCTGCTTTGTTTTCTTTTTCGTAGAATTTAGTTGCATCTTCTTCTAAAGATACGATAAGCGTTTTTAATTCATTAAATTGTTCCATTTTAATTTGTTTTTTTTTCTTCATTATTATTTTCAACCATTCCTAAAAATTTAGCGATGGTTGCTTCTTTAAAAGTTAATAACTCTATTAACTTTTTTATATTTGATACTTTATATTCAGTATCATTATTTGAATTGATAACTCTTTCTAGTTCTTCCTCATAGGTTAACTTTTCACTTGTTAATTCACTCAAAATAATATTAAAAATTCTTTCACCTCTCATTTCTTCAATATTACGGCTTTTATTGGTAAAATCAATAGTTATTTAAAATTATTTTATTTTTAATGTTTTTTCAAAGATTTGATAAAGCTCTACTAACATATCTATTTCAGAATTTGTTTTGGTTTTTTGCATATCAAAAGTGTTTGACCATAAATCAATTAATGATTTTGTATCCATATTTTTATCTGGCATTAAATAAAATACTTCTAATGTAAACGCATAAAAATAATCGTATAATTTTTTACCTTCAAATAAAACACCTTCACGAACAAAATTATTAATATTCTTATCCCAACACCAATTAAAATGGTTTTTTCTTTGTTCTATATTTGTTAAATTATCACCCATGTATGTTGAAAACACAAGCATTAAAAACGATTGAATGAAATCACTATATAGTTCACACCTTTCAAAACTAATGTTGTTAGAAGCATAAATAATATTTGTACTTTCTATACTCATCGGATTGTTAATATACGCTATGAAATCTAGATATTTTTTATTGTTCATAGATATCAATATAATAATTAAAACTAATAAATAAAGGTTTATTTACCAAACCAGCTATAATATCTATTAGTTAAAGAAATTCTATCCTTTAAACCATTTGTACCCCCATTTATCTTTTTGGTTAATGCTAGTATTGTTTGATTTGAAACGCCTTTATCCGCAATTACCCATAGTTTATTTCTTTCAAAAAAGAAAATCGCTGCTTCGAAAGCATAATCACTAAAAACTAAATCTGGATTTGTTAATATTTCTGGGTTTTTAATATATTGGGAAAATTCCAGATAATTATTCTTTCCAGTTGTTTGTAAAGCACCACGACCCCTAAATTTCCAACCATCCAATGATGCTTCATCACCATTACCCATTCTATTAGCATATACTTTAGAAGCAATTTTAACTGGCTGTCTAGCATATAAAGAAGCTGTTTTAGTGTTGAAATATTTACTAAAAGTTTTAAGCAAACCAGTAGCACTATAGTTTAAATTCTCAATAAAAACTGTGAAACCACCTGTTTCATGAGATGTTTGCCCAAAAAAATGAGCTGCTCTTTCTGGTGTCATATTAAAATATTTAGCAGCCGCTTTTAATGTTTTAGGTCCAAATGAACCATCTGCTTTAACACCTATTTTTTCTTGTAGTTTAATTAGACTCATATTATGTTTTACTATAAATATCTAGACATAAAAAAAACCTCATACTTATATGAGGTTTTTATGTTTTATTTAATGATTATTCTTCTTCTTCTTCTTCTTCTTCTTCTTCTTCAGATTCATAAACTTGACCAGCTTCTTCTTCATCTTTAGTCGGAGGTGTTGGTAATTCTTCACCTTCGTTAACTTCATCACCCATCCAATTTTCATCCATCATCTCTTCATTTTCAATATCGATTTCTTCATCTAATTCAGATTCTTTTAAATGTACGTGTTTCTTAGCGTCAGCAGCTTGTGGTACTTTTGTATCTTCCCAGTGACCTTCTTTAGGTGCTGGTGCTTGTGTCCCTTTATCTGTTGATACAGAACCTTGAACGTATTTCTTAGCATCAGCAGCTTGTGGTACTTTTGTATCTTCCCAGTGACCTTCTTTAGGTGCTGGTACATCAATTTCCATCATTTTCTCACCACCAGTAACATCTTCCCAGTTACCTTCTTTAGGTTTTCCACCACCAAAACTTGCTGTTTCATTAGAAACATGTTTGGTTGCTTCTGGAGCCTTTTTCGTTGAACTTTCCCAGTTACCTTCTTTAGGTGCTGGTGCTTTGGTTCCTTTATCTGTTGAAGCGGAGCCTTGGACGTGTTTCTTAGCTTCTGGAGCCTGTGATTTGGTTTCTTCTTCCCATTCACCTTCTTTGGCTTTTTGTCCTTCAATTTCTTCAGATTCACCTAGAAGAACACGAGATTTGTTCCATATATCACCGAATACTTTGTTTTCATTAATTCTGGAATTACCTTTAACCAACCCAAGAGTATCTTGTGATTTGTAACCGAACAAAGCTTTCATTCTTGAAATATCTTCGTTAACTAAATTTTTATCAGCAGCAGTTAATACGATTGCTTTACCTTCTGAAAGATTCCCTTCCCAACGAATTCTGTAAGATTCATTTCCGTCAGTCATTTCGAATTCTTTTTTATCTACTTTATAAGTTTCTGGTATTAATTTTAAGGCATTACCTAAACCGTTAAACTCAGTTTTAAATTTAAGTCTTTTCATTGATTCTTTTATTTTTGGTTTGTTATCATTATTTTTTTCGTTAGAAGATTCTTCGATAGCATATGGTCTATGACCAGTATCTTTTAAATCTGCTTGAATATTTTGACCTCTTAGGTTAAGAGTTGGTGTTTGTTCACTTCTTTTCTTGGTAGATGCTTTGATTCTTTTTACTAGATTTTTACCAAAATCATCTGAAGATGCACCCCAAGTTTCTTCAGCATTACCGACTTCTTTACCACCTTTATTACCCATTTTAGATGTACCTTCAATGGCTTCTTTAGCTCTTTCAGTAAAGTTACTATCTGGTTTGCTATCATATTGTAGCATTTCTTGGCCGTTCATGATTTCCATTTCATCATGATACGTTTTTTGGAAATCATCAGCATAATTGAATTTGTTTGTTGCCATTTTACCCATATCCTTATCTTTTTGTTTAAGGGTTTTGTCGTAGGCAACAACATCTTTTTCTATCGCTTTTACACCATCTTTATTTATCTTACCAGATTCTTTTTTTGCTTTATTAGTAGCTTTAACAGCTGGACTAACTTCTTCAGATAAGAATCTTTTCGATAAATGATTTTTAATTATGTTTTTATCCATTTTATTGGTTTTATTATAAATATCTTATTTTTTTGTAAAGTTTAGTCTTTATTTCTTTGATTTAATAATTCGTTTAACCTCATCAATTGTTTTTCCAGTTTTTTTCGCAATTGTTTCATAAATAGTATTTTCACCTAATGATGGTGCGTTTATATTACCTTTCGTTTTTTTAAGTTTAACAACACCATCGACAGCACCTTGACTGCAACCAGCACCAGCTGGTTTGTTATTTAATTTGGTACAATCATTGAAATCGACAAAAGAACCATCGGCCCATTGTGTTTTCTTTTCAGCATTAGATTTTTTATTTTCTTTAAATGTTCCATCACGTTTAATATTCGGAAATGCATTTGTATCGTAAGCACCAACACTATCACTCCCAGAAGTCATTTCAGTTACTGTTGGGATTTCTTTATGTATTGGTGGAGCATTTAATGGACCAGTAAAGGCACCAGAAGAAGCCGCTGATGTTGTTTCTTCAATATCTGTAGATTCTCTATCTCTTCTATCTTTCTCTTGTTGTTTTAAAGCTTGTAACTTTGTTATTATTTGAGATTGATTGGGGGCCACTTTTGGTTTATCTGTTAACTGTGTTTTAAAATCTGTTTTAATATCGCCTAAAGATTTTTCTTCTTGGACTGGACCGAATAACTTAATTAAATTTTTATCGTTACTATATAACGCAACCAACTCATCTTTCAATTCATTATCTATTTTAACCAAATCTGCCCCACGTTCATATGCGTTAGCACCTTCACCAAATGATAATGTATCTAAATTATTATTAACATAATTGGAAACGACATCTGCATCTATTTCAAAATCATTACCATATTCATATTCTGGTTGACCATCTTCATCTTTTCCAATGAATTTTCTTTGAACCGAAGCATATTCCATAAAGTCTTCTTTGTTTACACTATCATAAAAGAAGACATATAATTCACCGTTAATACTTTTTAAAACAATAATTTCGTTATTGAAATATACTGGTTCAAAACGAACTTCAGATGGTGATGTTGGTTCCTTGATGTTATCTGTTTGGTTATAAGGTGCATTAGGATCATCTTCAGCACCCAATGGATAGTTTTCTGGTTGTAACTCTGGTTCTGGTTCTGATGATGTTTGTGGTTCACCAATAAGTACTCTTAATTCATCTTCAAGTGTTTGTATTGCCTTTTCTGGGCTACCTAGTGATTTTGATAATTCATGTTTTCCGTTTTTTGCTATTATCAATCCTTTTGATGACAATGCATCACAAATATCATCAAAAGAAAGGTCATGTTCTTCCCAAAATGGGGATAGGTCTGTTGATTTCCTGTACAAATATTTTATTAGTTCAATTGTTTCATTTCTCAAGTCATTCTCACCTTCCATCATTGGCTTCCCAAATTTGCCATTGGCACTAATAGGTAAATCAGTATTAGGTTTTGTGATATTAAAATCATTGTTTTCACCTAAACTATCAATATCTTTACCAGAAAACCCTTGTCTAAATGACTTATCTATAGGGTTAATTGTTTCCTTAATAAGTCCAGAAGCAAAAATTCTATTATATTGTTCTTTGGTTATTTTAACTATGCTTTTCTTAGTTTCAGTTAAGTTATTTTTAATACCAATTAAATTAGCTTGTTTTTGAGTTATTTTAATTTTTTTCATGTTTAATTTGATTTATTACTTAAATTATTTACCCAAGTAGCTCTTTTAACCCAAAGAGTTTTAAGTAATTGAGTTAAAACATTTCTAGTTATATCAACAACTTTGTCTTCTAATTCTTTTTCGTTTTTTAATCTATCTTTTACAATTTTTTCGATTTTCGTTTTAAATTCGTTAGAACTAATATAAATCTTTATTTCTTTCGAAACATCAGTTTTGATTAGTTCTTCTTTTATTTGTTTTTTCATAGACAAGTTATTTGTTTTATATAAATATAATTAATTTATCAAAAAAAGCCCTAAAAAGGGCTTTGTAATTAATTTAATAAAAACAGTGTGTTTCAATTAAATTAAAAGTAAAACAATTATTATTGGTAAAGCTATTGATGTGATGAAACCTATTTTTTTTAAGGTTTTTTGTTTTTTAATTTCTTTTTCTTGTTCTTTGATAGTTTGTTTCATTATATCTAATTCAGAATTTTTATTTTTTACAATTGAATTTAAATTATTTATTATTGAATTCTGGTTATTAAATTTTTCGTTTAACACTTCTATTTTCTTGTCTTTAAGAGTAACAATATTGTTATTTAAAGAGTCTCTAACCACATAAACATTAATGATACTATCATTTATTTCTTTTTCTAATAACTCTTCTAAAATGAATTTAGCATCGGATAAACTCATTTGAATGAGTGTATCGCCAGTGTTATTAATTACTGTCTTTACTCTTTTTTCGGATGCTGATGTAGTCTGAGAATGAATTTGAAATGTCATTAGCAGACAGAGAATTAACGTATTTAGGTATTTCATTTTTATTTTTCTTTAGTTTTTCTAATTCTAATTTAGTATTTTCTAAATCATTTTTGTTATTATCAATTTCATTTTCTATTTCTACCAACAAAAGCGATAACTTTTTATTTGCCAAATATAAACTATCATTGTTAATTAGTAACTTTTTATTTGATAATTGAAGGTCTTGGATTTCTTTTTTCTTATAATCAAAAATATTTTTTGGACCAAATAAAAAACTAAATATTAGTAAACAAGATAATAGGACAATACTTAAAGTTTTAACATCAATGTTTTTTAGTTTCATATTACCTTACTGTTATATCACTACTGTTTATTTTTATTGACCAATCATCTTTCCAATTTTTAAAATAGCCTTGGAATTTTCTCAAAATTTCGTAGTTGTCATCATTTAACCCAATATTAGTAGTGTCTATCTCAATCTCATTTTCCCTTAACTCCATTCTAAATGTTGCGTGGTTATTTAAAAAGTTCCCTTCAACTATTACATTTTTATCAACAGGGTATATTTTGAAGTTTGTTATTTCAATGCTTGGGTCTACGATTTTTGTCATTTCATTATAAACACTAGTATAACGGTCATCTCCTTTTTCTAAAGAAATAGTATCTTTTTCATCTGAACCTTCTTCTTCAGTTATTAATTTTTTCGAATAACCGCCTCTCATGACATCCATCATTTTTTTTGTCATATCATGCTCATTAATGTTGTTTTTCATATTGTTTCTATTTTGTTTTTAAATTCTTCAAAATCCCAACTAGGATTTACATCCGTGTAGTATTTATTCAAATTACTTTTATACATTATATTTTTATAATTAAGTTCATTATCTATTTTTGTATTATGGGCGACAACTGAAAGAGGTATATTAAAATCGTTACAAAGTAATTTTACCAATTCTATAGCTGAGTTTAATTGTTTTTCTGTATAAGAACTCCAATAATTATAACCACGCCATTTTTTTTCAACAATCATAGTTTTATCTTTATAAATATCACCAATACAAGTAATAAATTCTTTTTTTTCCTTATCATTTATTAACCAACCATCATTATCTAATAAAATTATAATTGATTCCTTGTTTAATTTTTTATTTTTAAAGTATTCACCATAATAGTTGGGGTCAAAATGGTTATAAATAAAACCAGCCGCATCTATCGTAAATGCAGCTGTTTTTTTATAATTTCCATTGTATCTTAATAACCAACCAGTGAAATGGTTCATATCATGATTGTTAGTATTACCCAATATTATTTTTGTTTTTAATGTTTTCTCTTGAACATAATTCTTCGCTAATAATTTAAATTTTTTATCATCAAGTATCATTTAATTAAATTCGTTCAATGTTGTTATTATTTTTTGGTCTTGGGACATTAACTGAAAACCCTCTTTTGGCTTCTTTAATTCCTTCAATATCCTCAATTTCTATTTTACCAGTTGGTATGACAGGTTTCCTAGCTTGCTTTTCTGGTATAGGTAACTCAAGTTCTGATTCTGGTTCAACTTCCACAATAGATTCTGGTATAGGTAACTCAAGTTCTGGTTCTAAAACAGGTTCTGGCTCTGGGATAGGTAGGCTACTTTTATGTTCTAACTCTATGGTAGGTTCTGGTATAGGTAACTCAAATTCTGGTTCTACAACAGGTTCTAGTTCCAAGGTAGGTTCTTTAGAAACAACATTGTTGGTTTCCATTTTTTCTAGCTCGAAAACTCTATTAGTCATCAATATTAACGCTATTGCTAATGGGTCAAACACAAAAATTAATAACAAAATTAAAAAATTAACAACCTTACTCATTGGTTTACCTGTTAATTCAGAAATATATTTTAAAGGTCCTATTTCACCAGAAATTTCGCTTTTGGTGTTAACATCCAAAACTTTTAGTGAATACTTAGCAATAGAATCAGATAATTCTTGATTTTTTACGTTTAAAACATCTATATCTGAAGATATTTTTTGTATTTCATCAGTGGCTATTTTAATATCGGCTCTAATTTTATTTTCTCTCCAATAACTTGTAGCTGAATCAAATCTAGCCTCTTGAGTTAATCTCAAATTATTTAATTGTTCAAAACGTTCATTTTTACTATCAATAATTTTTTGGTTATCATCAATATTTTTTTGAAATAAAGACTTTTTAGTTTCTAAAAGAGACACCTCACCTTCTTGAAGCTCAAGTTTGTTTGCTGTTTTCTGATATGCATTAGATAAAAAACCATAGATACCAGCAGAGGTAATCATCATTAAAATAAAAACACTAGTTGTTAAATAAAACTTTAACCCTTTAGCTAGTCTATCCCAATATCTATGTAAAGCAGTTGTTGCTACTACTTTCCCTACTTCTAAAAAACTAGCCATAATAATAACAGCGGTACTTGCGCCAGCAAATAACTGACTCAAACCCCAAACTGAAAAATAACCAGCACATCCAGCAACAGATAATGCTAATAATAAAATTATATAACTAAATTTTATTTTCATTCGTTTAATAAACTAAATAATTCTTGAGCATTATGTCTTAGTTTCCTAATAGCCTTTTCTTTTATTTGACGAATTCTTTCCTTAGTTAACCCATATTTTTCACCAATAGCTTCTAATGTCATTGGTTCAAAATTTGAATTTACAGCGAAATACGATTCAACAATGGTTCTTTCTCTATCATCTAAAATAGCTAGAACATTATTTAACTCTGATTTAATTCTATCATCAACGATAAAATCGTTGTCATCATTATCATCTTTAAATGGGATAAGGTTTATTAGCTCATCACCATCATCATTTATAATATCGTGTAAAGATGAACATTTTGGAATTTCTAACATAATCATTGGCTTATCATCTTTATCAAAGATTTCACCAGTAAAAGCTTCTCTTTCATTCTCATTTTCAAACTTAGCAATTTGCTTTCTAATGTATGAAAGTTTATTAATAACATTAGAAGGTAGTCTGATTAATCTCGAATGCTCATTTAATGCTTGCATAATTGATTGTCTAATCCACCAAACAGCATAGGAAATAAACCTAAACCCCTTTGTGTGGTCAAATCTAGTAGCAGCTTTTATAAGCCCATAATTACCTTCACTTATTAAGTCAGATAATAATAACCCTTGTCCTTGGTATTCTTTGGCTATTGAAATGACAAATTTTAAATTTGATTTGACCAAAATATCAATAGCTTTCTCATCCCCTCTTTTTATTCTCTTTGCTAACTTTAATTCTTCTTCAGAAGTTAAAATAGTTGATTTCCTAACTTCTTTAAAGTATTTTGATATGTTATCATCAACATCAAAATTTATATATTTTTTACTCATTAATTTTTCTACATTTCTTTCTTTTTTTCGTTATTTTAGTTAAACAAATATAAGTAATAATCCTTAAAAGTCAAGTGTTTCAGCATAATAAACGTAATAAATTCTTATCATGTTCTGATAACTTTTCTAATCCAAATTCAATGAGTTCATCTAATTTTTTTTGTTTATCAGAAGGACTCATTTCTTCTATTTCATTTTTATTTAATTTATTTAATTTACTAGTTATTACTTCAGATTCTTTTATGTTAATATTTTTATCTGAATTGATGGGAAATAAATCTATATCTAAACTTTTTTCAAATTTATTAGTAGATGAAAGAAAACCAAATAAGTTATCGTGTTTCGTATCACTAACTAAGCTAACCGCTGAAGATTTTTCATTTAAATCAAATATGAAAAAATTTCTATTATTATCTTGAAAAAAAGTTTTTAAATTATCAAGACTAATATTCGTAGTAAATGTAACCATTAAAACTCCTTTAGCGTCAATAAACCCATGAATTGTTTTGCTAACCCTATTTATTTCATCTAAACCACCAAGAGTATTAGCCATTAATATTATACAATAATCTTTAAATACCATTTTATTTTATTTGTTAATAAATACAAATATACATTAAATATTTAATACAAGCAATTAATTAATTGAAACTGAAGCTATGTTTGAAGGTTTAACCACAGTTATTAGGTTATCACCCCAGTCTTTACATAAATCATTATGTGTTATCAAGAAAACAATTTCATACATATCTTTTATTTTATCAAATAACATTTTTATATTAGCAAAATTTTCTGATGCTACTTTACCTAAAACTTCATCAAAAGTTATAAAGTTAGGCATCGGTAATGTTGATAGCTTACCTAAAACACCCCTTAAAGCCAAACTAGCTGCTGTTTTTTCAAACCCACTACCAGACTTAAGTTGTTTTGCTACATTATCTTTATTCAAAATAAATTGAACTTCATTCTTATCATCTATAAATATCTCGATTTCGAAATCGCAAACATCTTCCAACAACCTTTCTAATTCAGAATTAATAATTGGTAAAACAGAGCGTAATACTAATTTACTAATACCTTTTTTACCAACCAAGTCTATATAGATTTTAAATACTCTATCTATTTCTTCTTCTTTTTTGATGGTGGTTATCAAACCATTTTTAGTATTTATTTTCTCTTTGTGTGCAAGGATATCTGAAGATACTCTTTCGATATTAGTTATCGTATTGTCTTTTGAATGTTCTAGAACAGCTAAATCAGTCTTTACTTTAGAAACCGTTATGTCAATTTTTCTATTAAATTCAATCGCCTCTAGATTTAAATTATATTTTTTCAAATCATTGTTCTTAGAAACTACTTTATTTCTCAAACCACCAATTTCAACATCTAATCTATCTCTATCTAACTCTAAACGGTTTTTCTTATCTATTTTTAATTTTACTTCGTTTAGTACACTAAGTTCTTTTTCATAAACAATTAAACTATCCTTTAATTTGGTGACTAGGTTAGTTATTTTATTTATCTCTTCGTTATGTTTAGAAATGTGTTCTGTGTTATCAACATCATCTAATTTTCTATTGCATGATTGACAAATACCTCCCTCTATTAATTCTGCCACTACTTTTGTTAAACGAACAATTTCAGCATCCTTTACAGCCTTTTCGCTAATAATTTCCCTAACTTTATTAGTTAATTCATAATGTCTATCTTCATCAAATTTAACTACACCTATTTCTAAAATCATTACATCTATTTCAGAAATATTTTTTTTAATAGATAAACCTTTTTGTGTTAAAGATTCAATATCGCTTTGTAGTGCTGAAGGGTTTAATGATGTTATTTCAACATCTATCTTTTCTTTGCTGTTTAATAAACTATCATTTTCAGAATTTAATTTAGTGATTTCTTTTTTCGTCTCATCTAATTTAGTTGTCAATAATGATTTTAACTCTTCATTTTCATTTATTTTTTCATTATGTTCTACAATATCGTTTTCCAATGTTATAACATCATAATCATTTGATTTTTTCTTTCTGGAAAATTCATTAAACATGTTTCTCACGATTGCCTCTTTCATTTCAATCGGTTCTAAACCAATAAGCCTAGTTAATAGTTTCCCAGATTCTGTTGGTTTCAGACCTATGAGGTCATCTAGATTGCTTTCAGTGGCCAAAACCAACATCTCAAAATCTTTTTCACTACCAATAGTTTCTTTTATTTTAAGAGTTGTTTTTTGAGCATCCTCTTCATTTTGTTCCTTCTCTTCACCATCTGGTAGTATCTCGTAATATTGAACCTTATTAACTACTGTCCACCCACCACTTTTTTTAGCTGAACGCCTCATTTTCCTTTCAATTATTACCTCATCACCTTCGATATCGATAAGTCCTCTAACTACAACTTCATTTTTGTCGCTATAGGTATTGAAAATCTCTTCATTTTTATCTGTTTTTGTTGTATTACCATGAAGTAAAAACTTAATAGCATCAATAGTTAACGTTGTTTTACCCCCTTGATTTTGTGGGAGAGAATTTACAACTGTGAAACCTTTTAATTTACTAAAAGGGACATAATTGTCTTCACCAAAAGATAAGAAGTTATTAATCATTAACCATCTTAATGACCAACTTTTATGTTGTGACTCATTTAAGTCTATATTTAATTCAGCGTTTACCTTATCATCTAACGCAATAATTCTATCAAAGTCTACCTTGGTACCATTTCTAGTAATAAGCTCTCTCATAAGAGCTCTTTGGTAGTTAATATCCATTATATTTTCAATACCAGCACCAGTGATTTCAATTATCTCACCCTTATCATTATATTTTACAGGTTGATAGACAACGTTAATGTTGTTTTTTGAAACACCATATTTTGTTGCGAAATAGTTCCTGACTTTAATTTTAGCCGCCTTAGAATAATTTTCAGGTCTATCATTCCAATAAACCTTAATTTTTGCGTTAGGTGGTATTATATTCATTTTATCTTTTATTTCCATTAGCTTTCACCGTATATATCTTTTTTGTTTTTATTTTTTTCTTCCATTAATTTTTGATTTATGGAATTAAGACGTAATATCTCTTCTTTTAATTTTTCATTATCAACCAAAACATTTCTATAGTTTTCAGATAATTCAGTATCAACCATGTTGATTGGGACTTCAACTATCTTTTCAACTATCTTTTCAACTATCTTAGTTACTGGTGTTGCACCAAACTTTTCAACAGTAAAACCTCGTTTTAATAAATCTAAAGTAAATTCGTCTATATTGGTTATATTGTTTGAACGGCAATATTCCCATATTTCGTTATTCAGTTGATTCGGGATTACCATTTATATCTTCCATTATTTTTGTTATTTCTTCTTCACTTTGATTTAAAATAAGAAACTCATTATTTGTTTCATCTATTTCTAAATGAATTACTGGCTTATCTACTCTAACATAAAACTCACCATCAAGACCAGCTACTTCACCATTTACCATTGAAAAATTATCAAAATCATCTGGTAATTTATTCAAAAATGTTTTTAATTCTTTAATTGTTACACCACCACGTGGTTCTTCGTTTTCTTTATTCATAATTTGTTAATTTTTCAGTACCATTATCTAAATCATCTAGTGATTTTATTTTAAATTGATAATACGGATAATTGTTTTCAACATCGTGTTCCGTATATGTTTTATTTTCTATATCCCAAAACAAAAAACCATGTTTTGTTATATTTTCCCCGAAATTTTGTTGTATTAGGGATGATGGATATGAAATAATAATTCCTTTGTGATTAAAAATTTGTCTTTTATGTATATCACCTAGCATAACTAAGTCACAACCTATAAATAAATCTAAATCACCACCATGGTCTACTTCGTAACCAATATCTGTTTTAGCATTTAATACAGGTGCATGGTAAAGTCCGATATAAGTTTTATCTTCACCGAACTCCAGCTTAGCTGATTCTATATCTGGTCGTACATTACCTTCAAAAATAGAATAACAACACCAAACTATATTATTATCTAGATAACATTTGCTTTCTTTCAGATAATTGATGTTTTTATTTCCCAAAAATTGAACCATTGGAGAGATACTATCCATTCTATCTTTATTATTCTCTAGCAAGTCATGATTACCAGCAATTATAATCAAAGGTGCTATTTCTTCTAATTTGGATAAAAACCAAGTCCCTAACATTAATTGTTCGTTAGATATAACAATTTTTTGGTGAACAATATCACCAGCCACAACTATTCTAACTTCTTCACGGTCATATCCCTCAATCAGTTTCTTTATATCGTTAAAAAAATTATTAAAAATTTCTCTATACTCATCATGTAATCTAAAAGTTCTTATGTGTATATCAGCAGCATGTACAACATATTTTATTTTTTTTGTTTCACTCATATCATGAATAATTTATTTTTTGCTCTTGTTATTGCTGTATATAAAAGTTTATTTCTTTCAACAGAATTATATATTCTATCAATATCACAATTGATTACTATTGCGTTATCGAATGTACTACCTTGTGACTTATGTACAGTTAAGGCGTAGTTATATTTAACATCAGCATATCTTTCTAATAAATTATAATATTTCACCCAGTTCTTTCTTTTATCGAAACCTTTTGATTTTTCAGCAATAGATTTTAGTTTAGCAACATCTTTGTTGAATTCGTCTTCAGATTGTTCATGTAACATCTTTATTTTAAAAATATTACCATTTGAAATTACTTTTATTTCGTAATAATAATAACTATAACCCCTATTCTCTTGTTTAACAACAAATTCAAGAACCTCAAACTCGTCATTATTGTTCATTATTATTTGTTTTTTACTATTGGTAATTGGTTTATTACAAACCATTTTTTCACCTTTACATAATCTATCACAATTTTCACCGTAAATTATCGCCCTAACTTTTGTGTTGTAATAATTTACAGCACTATTAGTCCAAGCTAGTACTTTAACAAAATTAGCATTATTTTTAAAATGTTCAGAATTAAAAAATTTTTCCAATAAAACCTGTTCAGTATTAATTTTATAAAAACTAATGCCGTTATTATTTTCATCAATGATGTTTTGTTTTTTGAAAGGTTTATTTAACCTTATTGTTTGGGCCAATTCTATTATTGGGTTACCTTCACTTTGTCTTATTATTTTGGTTAGATTATAATTGTTATCTAATTTGGATTTAAATAAAATAGATTCACCACCATTTACTGGCGGTATTTGTCCTCTATCACCAATAAATAATAAAGTAATTCTATTCATTTCAGCTTGAAATCTTAAAGTCTCATAAAGTTCATTATCGAGCATTGAAACTTCATCAACCAAAACAAGTTTGTATTTGTAAATTTCACAATTATTATCAATTGCAGCAAAAATTTCTTTACCATCGTTGGTAATTTTACGCTTAAGACCTAATAAAGAATGTAATGTAACGAATTCAACCCTTTTATGTGTTTCACTTATTATCGATAAGTTTTTAAGCACCATTACAGCTTTGTTTGTTGGTGCTGTAATAGCTATATTTAAACTTTTATTCTTATATAATAACTCTTGAATAATTTTTGAAACTAGAAAAGACTTTCCTGTTCCTGAGTATCCAGTTATTAACGATTGAGAGAAGGAGTTTAAATTCAAATTTGTTATTTGCCTGAAAATATTCGTTTGTTCTTCAGTTAACATGTTAACATTAGGTTCAGTAATTTCAGTTATTTTCGGAACTTTACTTTCACTAATTATTTCTGGTAATTCTAATAATTTATCTTCTATCATCTTAGCTATTTTTCATAATATTATAATGGTGCATTTCAATAAGTTGTTTGGCTTCTTTCTTTAAGTACATTATCTGTATTTTTTCAAATGTTTCTTTTTCTTTATCCCAATAAAGAACATATATTTGACGACATTTTCTTTGCGGAAATTCTAATTCATACATGTACGCATAAACGCTTAATTGTAGTGTATATATTGACCACTGACAAGCCTGAAGATGGTCGAACGGTTTATAAAGTGTTTCAAACCCATAAGGATTAAAGAAATTAAACACCCTATTAGTTTTATAATCACCCACATCGAAGAAAATTTCATCGATATCAACTATCAAATCTGAGGTACCAGCCAACTCATATTCCTCAGAGAAAAGAATACGTTCTGGCCACATTGCTTGACCTTCATCCACGTTTAATGCGTTGTAACCATCAATTACTTTTTGTTCAAAAAAACCCTCTTCGTTATCTGCTGGGAAATACCATTTATTAGCTAATAAATAACGTTCAACAATATCGTGTACTTTGGTACCGTAGATATTTGCTTCATCATTTAACATTTGCCAAAAATCTAATATTTGTTGTTGTGACAACCCAATGTATCTTTCTTGCTTAACATTATCTTGTTGGTTAACTATAGATAACGACACACCTTCTGCGTCAAAATGAGGTTCAATTGAAGACAAGGTAGTAGTAACTGATTTATAAATTTTACCAGTTTCTCTATGATGATACTTATGTTCTATTGGTTCCAGATAAACTGGACCAACCCATCTTGCTATTTTTGCCATAGTTTTTTTTACAAATATACCGTATTTTACCTTCACATACAAGTATTTATTATAAAAACTATAATGCGAACTTTTATTAAAATTAAATTCAATGAATCGTTAAAAAATTATAATGATGATTCAATAGACCTGACAAAAATAGAGATATCAATGGATATTATTAATAATCTATTAGTCTTTTTACCTTTTTATGGTGATGAAAGAATGGGTCTTTTAGGTTAAAACAAGTGAAAGATGGGTTTAAAATAGAAAGCACCCTTATATATGATAGGTTTAAAAACAAACACGTTGGGTCTCATGTGTATTTAGAGATAATTAACGCATTAAAAAATGAGGGTTATAAATTATATTCAGATGATAACCAAACAGAAGATGCTAAACATGTATGGGACAGTTTAGTTTCTAAAGGGTTGGCAATTAAAAATGGTAATCAATATTCATCAATTTAGCACCCATTTTTTAATTAACAATTCGTTTTGCGCTCATTTTTTAATTAACAATTCGTTTTGCGCTCATTAATAATTTAATTATACCTTTTGCACCCAATTTTTCATAAACTTTTGATGGGTCGAACCCTTCTGGACACCTTACAATCTTTATTCTACCTGTTAAATCACCAAAGTTTAATTTCCTATATAAATTCACTGCATCGTCATATGCATCATCATCTAAGACAATAACAATAAAAGATTTTGCGTTATCGTGAAGAAACACTATTAAATCATCAGTGATGTATTTTCCTAATAAAGGTATTGAGTTTGGAGTTACTATGTGGTCAGTAGCCCCTTCAACTAAATAAATGGTTGCATCCGTATTTACTTTGTTATGATTAAAGATTATTTCACTTTTTTCAGCTTCTGGGTTTAAATATTTTATTTTTGTATATTCTTTTAAAAACCATCTAGCTATAAAATAATTCAATTTACCTTCAATATCATAACTAGGTATAATTATTCTGTCATGGTATTTACCTATCGTGGTAAATCCTATGTTATAATAATCTATTATTTCATCTGTTATTCCACGGTCACGAAGATACCTAATAGCTTGGTCATATTTATATTCTTTCCCAGTACATTTAGAAAATTTTGTATAACCTTCTGGTAAGGTAACAATTATACCTGACTTAACTTTAGAAATATAATCTAAAGTATCTGGTTTAACCAACAGATAATCACGCTTATTTTTAGGTGTTGCATATCTATCTAATAAATTACCAACATTTCCATACATATTATTGGTGTCTTGACAGGCCCAACATCTATATTTACCTAAATTGTAATTTATTTCTAAGTTTCCTTTTCCATCACCACCGTACATACCTTTATCTTCTGAACAAGCTGGGCAATCAAAAGCTATTTGCCCTGTATCTTCATTATGTTTTCTATGTTCACCAAGAAAACTCTCAAGAATGCTTACAACAAAGTCTGACATTCACCAAAGATACTAAAAATTTTATTAGCTACAAACTTATTTCCACAACTCTAGTCTTTTCATATAAGCAATACCGCAAGTATAAGCATCACTCATATCAAAATTTTCTTTTTTAAGTTTGTTGTTTTTATCAAAAATCCAATTTATTTGTGGTTCTAAATCACAAACTTTATCAAATATTACCATTTTTTTGTCGATATCAAAACTATAATCACCAAAAAGAACTGGTAAATTTTTAGCTATCGTTTTTTCTGGTAGGGCTGTACCATCTTTTTTGAATTTTCTAACGGCCATTAATTCTGGAAAAGCATATTTACGAGAATCGTATGATGATATAAAATCAGGTACTACACCAATAGTATCATAAACTGATTTAGATATCATTCCATTAAAACGTAAAAGAGTAGCTATCGTATAAACATTGTTTGATTGAAGAAGGGGTTCTTCTATAATAACTTTAGTTATTCCAAAATCAGCATAGTTAATCAAAAATTCTTTTTCGAAAATATCGACTTTTCTAAATAACTCTTCTATTTTATTATCTGGCTTTGGTTTTACTTTTGGGCTTACATGGTGTAAAAGTTTTAATTTACCACGTTTACCTAAATCTTCAAATAAAGCAATACCTATTGTACTAGTTGATACGTCTAGGCTTAATATATATTCTGACTCTTTAATGTTGTTTTTTTCCATTATATTTATAATTTACATCAATCTAATGATGTTTTTTTAAATATAAAGCTTATAGTTGAATTTTAATCCCTAAAGCTAGGAATTCATTAATATTTTTAACTATTTGTCGGTCACTTTTACCCAATGCGATTAAATTACCAATACTATCATACAAACCAATTTCACTAATTCTTGGGTTATCACTTCCACTAAATGTTGTGTTGGTTGAAAGACCAAATTCACCTCTTCCAGCAAAACAAGTAATGTTTTGGTAAACATTTGTTGAAACACTATCAAACGTAAGTGTAGCACCAGTTGACGGTGCTGTTCCGTAATTAGACACTATTGTTGGGTGAGTAATAACTATAAAGCCCTTATCCAAATACGCAACACCAACTATTGTGTCAGCACTAGTCGATGTATTTGTGTTTGTTTGTAAATTATATAGTTGTTTTGCATTTACACTAAATGGTTTATTTGTACCAAAACCTGTTGCCCAACTCAGTGAACCAGAACCACCATTTGGGGTCATGATATTGTCCGAAAACAACAACGCTATATTATAACCTAAGTTACCTGAAGAAACTGAAGTTTCTCGTATGTTAGCGTCTTCAGTTTTTAAATCCACACCCTTTTGTTGAAAAGTGCTATAAATAGTGTATGTACCAGCACTGGTAGGTAATTCTAGTTTTATTGTTTTACCATCTAAAGATTCACCATATTGCGTATTCTTGACACCAATAGCTATTATTTTTGTTTCTGCTAAACCACTAAGTGCTGTGTTTGAAAACCCACCATTAGCAAACGTAGTTCCTGTATATCTTGCTACATTAGATGAGTTTAACGGTAAACCAAATGAATGAAATAGGTTAACTAAATTATCTGTATTATAGTCTAACCTATCAATTACTACTTGTGATAAATTAGAACCACTAATTGTTGTTAACCCATTAGATACTACTTCACTAGTTATTGAAATTGATTGTGGTTCCACTGGTTTTCTTACACTTCCACTTCCATTTACAATCAACGGAGTTTTTATTCCAGTATTTGCAATAGTACTATTACTCAAAGAAGAGTTAGGACCTACATCACCACCTTGTGCTGGTATTTCACCTGTAGTTAAAGGTAAAGGTGAATAATAATTAGCATCAGAATCACCGAGTGAAAAAGTAGTTATTAGTGAATTATTATTTGATATAAGTCTTTGACGACCAACTGGTGTTAGTTTAGCCGTTATTGTTATTGAAGGTGATGATGATATAAATCCCATATTAAAAGTCCATTGATAATTCTAACATTATTGTGTTCCCAGCTAATAAAGCAACTGGTTTACTTAGTTTTCCAATACAAACAAGGTTTTTGTTAGAATCAAAAATACCAACCTCAGTAACTTTTATATTAGGTGGGTTTGTTGTTGAATCTAAACTTCTAGTAGGATTTGTTGTTGAATCAAAATAACTAGAGTTAACGTTTATGTCAAATATTGTTTTATATATTGTAGCACCAATAAAAGTTTCTAAGTTACCATAGAAAAATCTTTCATCACCAAATTGTAAATAAGTTGGTTGATTATTTGGTGCCATATTAAGAAGTGAGTATAAGTCAAAAGTTGTAGCCCCAGAATCTTTAATTAAATCAATAACAAAATCACTAGGTGATTGATTTTCTAATAGTATTGGGTCAATTGTTTCACCATTCACCACTGTTATACCACTTGACGTGAAATCAAATGATTTCCAAGCACCTGAATCAGGTCTAATATTTTGGTCATCAACTATTTGGTATAATAACTTAAAATTTGTAGCATAAAAACCAAACCCATCGTACCCTACATCTTCAATTTTACGCATAAATGGTAATAAATCGGTTTCACTAATTCTAAACGAAATATCTTTAGCTGATGCGCTATTATTAGTAACTTTAATATAATCTTGACAAGGAAGACTAGTTGTTAAACCAGTAGATAACGAATTCTCTAAACTATAAGTTAAATAAATAGTATCATTTGGTTGTAATAAACCAGTTGATGTTCCACCACTAGGTGAAGAAATATTTGCAGCCAATGGTGGTAAAGTCCAATTTCTATTTGACTTATAAGACATTCCACCAATAATTTCATCATTATCAAAAACAATCATTTTTAATTGAGGTAAAACTTTACCAACTATTTTTGGTTCTTTACTAGATGGTATTAATGATTGTTGTTCAACTAAATCAATATATTCTATATTGCTATTTCCCAATAATTGTGTTGCTCCAGATGCAATAAATGTCATACCCATAGTTGTACCACTACCAGTAGAAAAATCTCGTCTATGATACATCAAAGTAGGTACATGAACCTTCACTATTTTGTCGCTTGTCGCATCAACATAAAAGAATTCCCCATAAAGGTTAGAAATAGTATTGTTTGTGTAGTGTAATATTGATAACGATTTTGAAACATCGTCTGGGTAGCTAATTCCGGGACCATTACAATTAAAATTGATTGTCGTTCCGCTTGATTCACAAAGATATTCTAAATAAGGATTTTTTGTTCCTAAATATTTATAAGACCCAAATTTAGTGTAATCTTCATATAAAGTAGATGCACTCATACCAGCTAAATCCTCACACCAAACATTATTCATATTCCAAACTGGAACATCATGGCAAGTAACGTTAACCGAAGAGTTAAAAGAAAGTGTACCAGAGTCCCAATAAGCCGTTGTGTTGCCAGTTGCTATTGATTCGTATACTTCATCACCTCTATAAACAATAACGCTTGTATTTGCCGTACTAGAAGAGAAATTAGGTAAATTTCTATCAACGGTCAATGTAGTACCAACTACGTCCTGTACTTTGAACCATAAATTTGGTGTAGGGGTTGTTGAATCAGATGAAGGTAAAGTACCTGTATAATCATTGCTGATTTTAATCAATATTATATCCCCAATAGTTACTCCAGTAGTTGAACTTAAAACTAATTCAGTTCCTCCAGATAAATTAGCATTACTAATTGGTTCGTAATATGGTGTATATGTATCAGTTAATAAAGTTAAATAATCACTACCAGATAATGCAAAAAATCCTCGTTCTGTTGCTTCGTTGTTAACATTAGCTTTAATTACACTCATATTTGACGCATCAATTGATTGATATGGAGTGTTTGAGTTTGATGGTTTGATAAATGATTTAATGTTTGGTTGTTTATCAAAAGGTCTCATAACCACACTAGATGCCGATAAGGTAACGTCTGTTTGATTAGCGTCAACAATTTCTTCTCTATTATAATTTATTTCTGAATCACCTATACCCCAAAAAGAAAAATTTAAACGCCCTAAAGCTAATTGTTCTCTACCTTTTTCAGTTAATTTAATACTAACGAATGGATTTGTACTATTAATTATATAACTCATGTTTTATATATGTATCTTTATTTTATTTTAGTAATAAATATCCCATAGTAAATAATATTAGTAGGAATTTATTGAATTAGTTTGAATTACTGCTGGAATTGTATCACTATATGTGTTGCTATCTACTATAGAACCACATAATGTTTCAAAATTCTTTTCGTTATTTATTCTATAATATATTCTTGTTCCGACATCACCACTAACAATAAAATCTGTCGAATAAATACCTTGACCAGCAACGTAATTTGTTATTCCGCTATAATAAACATCATTAAATGTTGCTGCTGTACTGGCTTCAAATAGGAAATAACCATTATTTTTTTCTGGTGGTTCGTTGACAGACCAAGAAACGACATTATTTGTAAAAAATATTCCGTTAATTACAGATGTTACTGGAAAATAAACAATGGTTATTAAATCGCCAACTAATAACTCACCTTCAAGTATTATTCTTTTAGTGGTTGATATTGATTGGTAATAATCTATTCCGTTTGCTAATGTAACACCATTTATCATCACTAATATTGAACCATTATCAGCTGGTGATATAGTAGTAAATAATTCGTATTTATTTGTTGTTGTGTTAAAATACGTTGAGCCCGTGAAATAATCATCTGTTGCACCACTTGTAATTGGTGATGAAATATCAATATTATCTCCAGCCAGTGTTTTTCCACCACTTGTTGTATAGGAAACAGTTATTACATCACCAGAAACTGTCCCACCATTTATTGTTACAACATTTCCAGTATATGTATAATCAGAATCCAAAGCCAACACATAACCATTTAATGTTAGAATAAAGAAACCAGAATATTCATTTGTTATCACTACATTTGTTTCACCAGAAATAGGTAAAATAACTTGTTGAAATAATTGTTGTGCTGGTGGCGTATTACTACCATTAAATAAAAATAATGGTTTTTCAGCTTTTTTAATCGCTGTAAAATAAAAATCTAAATTATCATCATATAAACTATAAGCATCACCATTTCTATAAATTATTGTATCGATTCTTTTATTTAATTTATTTGCAAATTCAGTTTGATTGTCAAATTGAAAAAATGTTTTGACTAAATATTGACCGTCTAAAGTCAAAGCACTTACTGGAACGTTTTGTGTTACAGCACTAGTACCACTAAAAGCTGAATAAGATATATAATCTGACTTATAAACTGCTGGTAATACAAAGGTATCTGAGTTGTCATTGAATTTATATATTTCGTAATTGAATGATGTGTTGTTTATCGAAAAAGTTTCAACATTACCAGTAAAATTAAAATTAATTGGAATAGTTGTTGCCGAATCAATTATATGAAATTCACCTATTGGTATAGTACAACCACTTTCTACCAAAACACCACAAGTATATGCGCTAGTACAGGTATTCAAGAAATATCCTGAAGGACATGAATATCCTGATGATTCACCCAAATCGAATTCTACTGGTATATTACCATTTGTTTCGTATCTAAAATCTTTTGTCGAGAAAACTATAACGTCTTCTAATTCAGTAGTAGTAGTCATTGCAGTTAAAGTCGCAATATCTGCTTGGTATATTTCAGCACCAAAAGCCGCTTCACCACCATCGTTATACCCCTCAACTTCAATAACATTGGTTCCAGCACTCAATGTTATTTCGAAAACTCTCCAAAGATTGAAAGTTATTGAGCTTGTTAAATCTGCTACATAAAAAAATTCACCATTTATTTTAAATCTAACCCTATTGTCTCCAGCTATACCAACTGAATAAACGCCACTAGTTTCTAGATTAATACATTTTGAGAAACCTATCCATTCTGTAGTAGGTAGATTTGGGTTTGGAGCTCCAGCTTCAGCCCAAATACCACAATTATTTAATCTACCATTAGATGTACTACCATTAGAATCCCAAAGAGTCCCAGAGTTTACTGTCGTATCTGAACTAATTGCAATGTTAAATGTGTCTGATAAACCACTAGTATATAGTGTATAAGGTAAATCACCAGTTAGTTCTGATTTATAAAAACTAGCACCAAATTGGTCGTAACCTGTAGAAACCGAACCAGTATAAGCTGTTAAAAAAGTACCATAAGTGGTTGCACTAACAGAATCTATATATTGACAAATTCCATTTTCCAATAAATTAAAATCAGGTGTACAACCACAATTACAATCTATTTTTGATGTTCCACTTAATGAAAATAAGGGAGCGTCAAAAATAGATATATCTGAACTCATATTGACGTTTAAAATATCTTTATTTCTAACGCCAGTATTTTCGTTTTGTATATAAATAGGTTGTTGGTACCTCATTAGTAATCTATGTTAAGCGTTATTATTCGTAAATTTTTATTATTTTGTAAGCCATATAACAACGGTTTTGTTAATAATTGAGTTTCTTCGGCCCTAGTTAAATTTTGTAAATAACCATTAAATCCGAAGAGTTCAATATAATCTTCTTGTTGTGCTTCACCAATAACTGAATTTATTAAAATTAAGTCGGAAGTAAAGCTATCAAGTAAATTACCTTGTATATTTTTAATTAATTGTGGCATATTATGCTAAAGTAGTGTCAAAATTATTCCAAGCACCGTTTTCGTAACCTTGGAATTTATTATCTGTTGTATTATAAATTAACATACCATTTTCTGGTGTTAAATCATTTCTTTGAGTTGTTGTTAATTTAGCTAATACCAAAGGAGAAACATAAACTGTATGTGCTGTTGCACCTGTTATATTAGTACCCAATACGATAGTACCTTCACTACTAGCAGTACTTGCACTACCATGTACGAAACTAGCAGTACCATTTGCTTCACAGTTGGTTCCACCAGCATGACTATATGGACCATTGGTGGTATTAAAATAACCTTGAACGTGAGAGTAATCCCCGTTAGCTATAGTATTACTTCCTTCTGCATGACTAGTATCACCACTTGCTATCGTGTCAGACCCTTCAGCATGACTTTGTGCACCACTTGCTATCGTTCTAAGACCTTCAGCGTGTCCTGATGAACCAAAAGCTTTTGTTAAAGAACCTTCGGCATGAGTTGACGAACCCGTAGCTGATGTTAGATAACCTTCAGTGTGTGAGAATAACCCACTAGCTATCGTTGTATCACCTTCAGCATGGCTTGACGTTCCATAAGCTTTTGTTAAATTACCTTCAGCATGACTTGACATTCCACTAGCGATTGTTGATGTACCTTCAGCATGACTTCCATTACCACCAGCAATTGTTAAATTACCTTCAGCATGACTTGACGTTCCACTAGCTGTTGTACCAGAACCTTCAGCGACTGAATAATCACCAGTTGCGTCTAAACCTGAATCGTTGTTTGCTTTTATTGGGTAATTAGTACCATTCCATGTAGACCCAGATGTCCAATATTCAGTAGTGCCAGTATTAAACCCTGTAACATTAAATGTACCACCAGCGTTGTTTGTAAATACAGCTGTTCCGCTTGAATAGGTACCACCTGTAACATAAACATCAACACTTCCACCTGAAATAGTATATTCGACAACTTTACCAATAGCGTTTACCCCTAAACCATAGATTGGTGTCCCAGAAAAACTACCAACACCATATTCATCAATACTAACTTGCCCAGTATTACCAACACCAAATTTTTTGTTTATACCAACATTATCTTTTAATAAAACATTAAATCCTGTACGTGAATTAGCAAAATCATCCCAAAGCATTTGTAATTCACCTGATTTTATTGGCCCACCACCACCAACTGGGCTTAAAAATACTTCAATAGAACCACCATGACCCGACAACGATGTTGTCGTACAGTCATTTGTTAATCTCAACAAAGGTGATACTGTACTAGCAGATGGTGAGAATAAAGTAGAAACTAGTGGTATACCAGTAGTGCTAATACCTGAGACACCATTGTTTGTTGAACTAATACCAACAATACCAGCAGCACTGGTTGATGAACCTCTAATACCAGTACCTGTTGTGTTGGTACCTTGAATAGCCACCCCAGCATCAGCTCTATCTACTATAAAATCAAAACCATTATTGGTTATTGTTGTATTTTTAATTAAAGTACCTCCCAATTGAATATTGGTACCTGTTAATGTTAAACCATTATCAGCTGTATATGTAGTACCTGTTCCACCTGAAGTAGAAAAACCTGTTACATTAAAGGTTCCACCAGTATTATTTAAAAAAGTTGCTGTCCCAGCTGAATAAGTACCACTTATAACATGTACGTCAGTTCCACCAGTAGTAACTGGTACTAAATCAACTATTTGTTGTAATGGAATCGCATAAGAACTACCAAATGGATTTTGTGATGTGTCACCAGTTACTACTATGTGGATTAAATTAGTTAATCCAGCACCCGAATATATTTCTCTATCTGTTAAATACATGTTTGTTTTATTTATAAATATCTATTATGGAATTAAAATTCCCATCTTACCTCTTTTTATTATTATATCTATTTTAATCCCTTTTTCTGAAAAAAAAGATGTTATTTCAGATATTTTATTTGCTCTTTTATCCATTTTATAATTATTGAATTCGTATTCTATTGTCACATCAAAATCAGAAGTTTCATCCCAAAAACCCCAATAAAAACTACCAAAAACATAAACATTTGTTTCTTTATTTAAATAAAGATTAATTGTTTTTTTTATGTTTTTAAATATAATTTGTTTATCCATTGGAAGTTCGGAGAAATATTTTAAAACACCTCTATTAATTCTAACACGTTCTTTTCTATTAATAGTCTCCATTATTCAATTACAACACCATTTTCAACAACTATGTTATTACAAGCAGCAGCTCTATATTTTATATATTCAAAACCAGAAGCTTCGGAAGCCGAATCATTTGTATAGATTGTATCAAAATTTTCATCTTCACGGATATACATACTAAATGTATCTACTATCGGTCTAACTATATAGAATCCATTATATTTTTCATTTAAACCATCTGGTCTTTCAAAATTATTTATTGAAATTTGAGCTGAATACTCATTTAAACCTAATGTTACAAATGCTTGATTTAAAAAAGTCACAAAGTTAATATACGTCTCACCATCTTCTAATGTTAATGGGTCAAAATTACTTTCAATTAAATTATATGTTGGTTCACTACCTAATAAAACTAATTCTGTTTCGTTTACTACCATAGATTCCATTATATATGTAAATGCGGTAACACCATATGTTGAGAACCCTTCTGTTATCCAAAAATTCATATCTGGTAAAGTATACCAACAAGCAGTTAAGTGATTAACAAAAAACTCTACAGTAGCTGAACAATATTCATCTGTAACTGTCAACGAATGTGTTCCACCACTAGGAAAACTAGCTGTTGGAGTTGTTTCACCATTGCTCCATAAATAAGTTACTGGTGTCGTAGCACCAACAACTCTAGGAATAACTGTTACACCATCAATTGAAACTGTAACTTGTAAACTACACTCATTTATTGATATTTGATTTGAATCACAATCTTCTTCTACTGAACCTAATATACTTACAGTTCCTATAAATTCTGAACCGTGGTTCATTTGAGCTATATGGATTGAATCGCATATAATAGGGTCTGTTAATGCTCTTTTAATTTTTTCATCAGAAAAGGTTTCAATATTAGTTAATGAAACTTCAACATTTTCGTATTGCCCATTATTACCGTTGATAGGGCTCAAAACATTTGTGCATGTAAATGGGTTTTCACAAAATAAAGAAGAATACGACTTATATCTGTATTTTTGATTATCGAATATTGTATTAGAATATATTTTAACACTTCCCCAAATGGTTGTTGAAGGGACGACTTGTTCAATTATATCTACCCAATAATTACCCAATAAACCAGCAAATTGGTCCATAGACATGTAATCAAATGCCGAACTATTTGTTCCACAATAAATATTACTATTCAAATATCTATCATATAATGCTCTTAATGTAGGATAAGAACTAATTGTTTGTCTATTTTTAACATCAATTAATTCAGATTGTAAAAAATACTCAAAGTCTTCTACTACCGTAACTGCTGATAATGGTTGTGTTAATAACGCATTGAAATCAATTTGGTTATCACCACAACACCCTAAAGTTGTCGGAGAATCAGAATATGTACCGTCCATAAACTCATATGGGTCATCATTCATGAATTCAAAACAATAATCATCTTGAAAATTTTTATAACCACATTCTAAACATGGGTCACAAAAAGTATTTCCAGTTAATAAACAAGGGTTATCTAGTAGATAACACCAAATATCTGTTTCGATAGCTGAAGCTAAATTTATGTCTAAGTCAATTTCCTTGGTGTTTATTATTAAACGTTCATCGTTTAAATCATAATTTGTTTGACGTATTTGGTTTAAACCTGAATAATCACCTAAATTAAAATCTCTATTTACCTTAGAAGTGTTGTTTAACCAAGATTTTTTATTGTCACGAATTCTATCTAATTTAAAACTAGGACTTTGAGTTACAAAAATTTCGTTTTTATCCTCAGAAACACAAATTTTATTTAGTTCAATATTATCTAATAAAATACAAACATCTGAACAAGTATTATTCAGTTTCAAACTAATCTTAATTTTTTGATTGCTAATCAAATCTATAATATTAGAATCTGAAATAGTAGTTGAGTATTGTAACCAATTAGATGTAAAAGCAGAAGGTGAAATACTATCTAAAAATGCTGTATTACCGTTAGTTGTACCAGTTAATTCTGATTCAACAAATAAATCATCCAATAAGCTATTTAATACTAAAATACAATCATAAACGTTTCTTTTATCTAATATTAATGGTGTACAATTTACTCCACCACAAACATAAAAACCACTATCTATATTTGTAGTTAAATAGTTATATAATGAACCATTACCTATTGCTGGGAAAAAATCTGTTGCTTCATATATTGTTTCTAAAGTATTTGCTGATGTAATAACATCAACAGTCATAGAAACATCTAATCTTTCAAAGAAGTTTATTGGTCTATTACACCTTAAATACTCTTGATATTCAGGGCTCGAAATTAATACTAATAATTGTGAATTTAAATCATTTAATATGGCTTGACATTCTTGTTGTTGTGCAAGCAACACATATAATTGAGCAGTTAATTCACCTTTATCAACAACTTGTCTTTCACATTCAAAGATAAGCGGTTCACCATTTTGTTGTAACCTAATTTCGTTTAACGCAAATAAAGCATACACATCAGTGCATGAATACGTTTCTTTAACTCCATTTAAAAAGCTTTGGTAGTTAGTTTGACCTATTATTTCACCCCAAGCAAATAAACCAGCTGGTTCTGTCAGACAATAATGAACACCAGATTCTGGTACATTTGGGACTTCAGAAGACGATTCTATTGACCTTGAAGAATTTGTTATTGTAGGTGAAACTGAATTGAAATCGCCAAAACCAGTCTTAGATAAAGATTTTTCTGATGATGAAGGTAACGTTACAACCGTAGATTTACCGTATTCTAATGTTTCACAAACTATTGAGTAACTTGAATTAGATATTTGTTGTATTAATACAGAGATTTGATTTGTTAGTTCTTCACATAAAGGCGTTTGTTCACTTATCTGGTTTTCTAGATTTGATATTTGTGTAAGAATTTCATTTGAAATTGAAGAAGAGTTTTCGTTTAATAATTCATTTAAAGATTCACATTTAACTTTAAATAGGTAATCAAATGAAACATTTAATGAACAATTTTGTTTTTCTGATTTATAAAAAATAGAACCATCATTACCGCTAGGGTTTAACACTATTTTAAAAACATCTTCAATACCACAAGCCGTTGTATTTGTTGACCATAAACACGTTTGTTTATCTAAGTCAAAAACATAATTTGGGTTCAATGTTAGACAACATGGTTTACTAATAATTACTGGTGATAATTTACCTAAATTATTTGGAATATATACAGATACTGAACCATCTTGGTTTTCAATTATTTTACCATTAAGTCTTTCAATATCATTATTTGTGTAACATGTTGCCATTAGTATAAATATCTATTATATTATTATAATTTTAAATTAATTGAAGCACGGTCTAATACCAGATGCTCTATCGTTATAGTAGTTGGTGATAATGTCGGATGCTCCATCACCCAATATTGATAAACCATCTCTAGTTAATTGACAAGCAAACCCTATTTCACCAGTATATGGGTCTAATATATTAGGAACTGGAATTGTATAACCGTTTAAACAATTGCAACCATCTGGTGTAACTACAGCCAACGAATTATCTTCTTTTATAAATTGTAAATATTGCTCTTGTGGACCTGAATAAGTTGGGGTTAATTCTGGTAAAAATATAGGTGAAGTTGTATTTACCCATTTACACGCAATTATACAACCGCAACGTTTTCCAGTCGTATTGCAACAAACATAACCAGAATTAACTAATTTATCATTTTCATATTCATCATATGGAAATGGAATTCCATTATTTGATTTGCAACATTCTATATTGGTGAATTTTGATTCATTTAGTATTGGGCTTGAACTCTCATCTAGATAGATTGAACCATCTTCATTATATTGATAATAACTGAAAACATACATACCAGTACCAAATATATCATCGAATGGTTCTCCAACTAAACTCTCATCACAAACTGTTTCTGGTGGTGTATTTTTGTTTTTTTCAACACAAAGACTTAATATATTATCACTAGATGGCGTTTCACACCCACAATTATTTATTACTGGTGATGGTATTGGGTCTATTTCAATAGTTGGAGTAAATATTACACAGTCACCTATATCGCTATTGTCTTGAGAAGTAATATCGATAGTATCCACTGTTGTTGCTGTTGAAACACCTTCATCGAAAGTACCCAAATCATAATTAGTATATAAGTTTTCAGTATTGGTTGTAGTCGTTATAGAACTAATTGTTACTGCTGAAAAATTAGGTATTAATTCTTCAAATTGTCTTATATATTTATAACCCCCATCATAAGGACCAAGATGTGGGTTGTTACCCGTCAATATATCTATAGTTGAACCGCTTCCACCAGTTTGTCTATACCACAAACCATTATTTTGAAAATACATGTTTGGTGAGTCAGGTAATGGTCTTGGGAATCCATCACTATCAATTGGATAAACTGATAAATCAGTATCTAGGTTATTTAATTCTAACACCTTGATAAATATATCAATATCAATTGGCGCATCAGCTTTATAAATATACTCATTAAATTTGATTAACCCTTGAGGTGTGCCTATAAAACGTAATAAAAACTCAATTGATTTTCTGGCACCTTTAGATTTCCATAACCAAGGTGTGTTTAAAATAAGTCTTCTCCATAACTCAATATCGGCTTCGTAAGGTGTTAACCCAACAGTTTGACCCGAATATGTAGACGCTTTCGTTGTTATATAATTAGACAACAAATTATTTTCCAAAATTGAGGAAACTAGCTCCCAACCTAATACTCTAGCTAGATTTTTTAAATATATATCTGGAGTATTATCTTGTTTGTTATAGGTTACTGTGTTTGCAAATGCTATCCCTGAAATAAAATTATTTAATTCATCAAATGAAACACCGTAAATTTGTAATGTTTTATTCATTTTTTGACCAGAAGTATCTTGGTCTAAATCGGATAGATGAACAGGTGTGGTATCAAAATCAGATATTGATTCAGACACTAAAAATCTGTTCATTAAATTACTAGATGTTAAATCATTAACTGTTGCTATTTCTAATAGCTTTGTAGCATAATCGGTATAATCTTCAGAATCAAAATCAATGTTATATCCATCAGATACTGGCCACTTAACCTTGTCTGTTATGTAAACTATAACCCCATTATCCGATTTGATTGGATAGTTGAAAGCTGCTGTATAGATAGGTGTTACTTTTCTATTTAGTAAATAAGCTTCAAAATCTAATAGGTTATTAAAGAAAGCTTCTTCTTTAATCTTAGATGGTTTTATATGATAAGCGACATTATTATTTGTTGGCAGACCAGAAAATGGGTTACCTTTTACTTTTAAATAAACATAATCATTTGAGTTGTATGTTGCTCCAGTAAAACCAATTAGTGGGTATTCTATATTATTTACTAAAACACTATATGCAGCATAATTAACCGTAACATTTCTTAATGAATTATTTTCATTAAATGTGTTTAAAATGGTACCATTTTTAAGTATATTTAAATCAAATTTATTAACTATAAATGTGTTATTTATCTTAAACTCAGAAATCTCAGTTAATGTATTATAGGTATAGTTTTCATAAGTAAAACCATTAATAGTCGAACCATTTGCAGCCTGAGCTAATGGAAAAGGATATAATGATGCTGGCCAAGTCGTTATTATATTCTCCAATGAAACCCTAACGAATTCAGATAAAGAACCAAAAAGTGCGTAATACTTTAAATTAGTTTTATCTAAATTTAATTCAGGTGTGGTGTTTTTTAATAACAATGATTTAGATTCTTTTAAATCAACCTTTAAATCAGATAATGTTAAAAAACTAGAAAACTTATTAGTGATGAATGTTTTATTTAATTTAGCATCTATATTAGTTGTTATAGAAAAATTACCCATTGTAAACAATGGGGTACCACCATCTGAAGTTAATTGTAAACCAACTAAATCTGGTGTAAAATTTCTATATTCTATACCATCTGTATAAACAACTTTTTGTGCATAACCAGCAACTCTTATTCTATCACTCATTTTATCATTATATTGTAGTTATATTAGTAAAATTCTTAGTAAAATCAATACTAGCTCGTTCTTTTTTAATTTCGAATAACGGTTGACCAGTAAATTTATCTTTAATCTCGAATAAATTATATTGTTTATAAATATCCTCATTAAAGTTGTAAATTGTATAAATTCCATCTTCAAGTGATTTAGATTGATTACCGAATAACGCATAAGCAAGTGTTTCAACATCATGTTGAACCATCTCAACTTCAACCATCAAAGGATTAAAAAAAGTATTGGTTATAATTACGTTTTGATTTGGTTGACCTATGAAAGGTGTTGCATTTGGTTTAACGCTTGATGCGGAAGATGGAGATACTGTACAAAAAATTAATGTTGAATTATCATTGAATCTGTAACGAATAGCTTTTTGGTTGCTATTCGTTAAATTTTGATTAACTGGTTCAGCTCTATTATTTGACGTAACTACTCTAAAAAAATTATTCAATTTGGTATTGGTTGCAGATAAATTTGTGTTTAAATATTCTATTCTATAACCAACTAACCCATTATTTTCAAATCTATTAACAAAATTTTGAGGAATTGTAGATAAATCGAAAACTATTCCATTTGTGTCTGGAAATGCTGATAAAACCCCAACATCAACTATTTTTGTTCTTATTTCAATCGGTTTAATTATTATTGTATAAAAACCTTTGGTACCAAATGTCGCTACTGGTAGTTTAAGAGTATACATACCACCAAAAACTTCAAAACCAGTTACATTAGATTGGGTTTTATTAGGGTTATCAATTCTGATTAAAACTTCATTTGAATCCAATTTTATTAATTCTGTATTACCAATTTTATCTCTAGATGGTGTAAAATGATAAAATATTTCTACATCATCTGGAGAAATATCTGCTGGTCTTACTATACCGTATGTTCCACTTGCCATATTATTTTAATTATTTAATTATATTTTATTTATATTATAGAAACCATTACCGTATCTAGATAATTTACCTAAGTTATTTATTTCAGATAGTCTTAAATGCATTTCAAGTACACTTGTAACCCCTCTATCAATAAATACATCACTTTCTATTTCTGGTTTGGAAATTATCCAAATAAGTATTCTTCTTTTGTTAGTGCAGATAACGAAACGTTAGTTTCATTCCAACCTTCTCCAATATAATTAACTGTTGTTAATGGTATTGAAAATTTATTACCGTTTATAATAACATTTCTAGTAGATGCTGAAAAATCTAGATACCTCAAACCTGTATTTTGATTTTGAGTACCTATATTAATGTTATTAGCTGCATCAATAACGTAAATGTTTGGGTTATTTAATGATACTACTCTACTAACCCCATTTATTTGAGTATTATTGTAATTCACATAGGAAGCTGTGTCTATATTAAAACCTACTTTGTATCTTTCATTGTTATCATACGATTTAAGTTCAGTGATTTTAGAATCAGTATATGCGCTTATTTGTGAATTACCAAAATTATAATAATCACTCTCTATTTTTGATGGTTCACGTAAAATTATTTGTGTTGTTCCTGTTATTCCAGTCATGTTTGTAACAGTAGCTCCAGTCATAAAAGGAAATATAAACCCATTTAATTCTAATTTTGTTGTTAATATTGTATAATCAACAGAATTATTAAATGTGTTAGCAGAAATAAAATCAATATCTGTAAATAAACCCATATCGTCCATATTCTGAGTTATAAATACATTAATAAAAAACGTATCCGCACTCAAAGAACCCCAATTAGGGCTGTTGTATGTTCTATCGGTGCTTTGTTCAAGCAATATTTTTCGTTTAAGTATTTCCATTATATCGCTCTTATATTATAAAGGTTTATTAATACTGAATTATCACCTGATGAATAAATAACATTATTTTGATTAAAATTATCAGGTGAATCACCATTATATGTATCGTCTATTTGATAGAAATACCCATTTTCTGTTCTTGTTAGTTTATATCTAGTATATATTTCATGTATTAGATTATCAATAGGTAAAGCAATGTTTTTAACCATCATATTTGTACTCTTTCCAGTTTTTGCGTTTTTAAATGAAGCCCTCATATAAAGAAATTTACTTTCACCCACTTTTAATTCGTCTTGATAATCATAAATAAAATATCCTTCCACACTAGAAAAAATACTTTTATTTGGGTTTTCCAAAACAAAAGATAATGGAATTTGGTTAGCTGGTTTAGGTTGACCAGCTAACCCATAAGTTCCACTAACTGGTAATAAATCACTACTTTTAATTTCAGGGTATAATGTAATAAAAGAAATTAAATTTTGAGTCATTGGGTTGTCGGTATCATAAAAAGATAAATTTAGAAATGTCTGTTTAAACGTTTCCTTTCTTAATTTTATATCGTCTTGATTAAAACCAGCATCACCATAATTTGATGTTCCATCTATTGTAACTGTATAGGTTATCCTATCAACAACGTTTTCAACCATATCTATTGGTGAAAACCTAGTTTTTTCATAATCAATAATTGGGTTTACTGCTTTTTCTGTTTCTACAGAAACAAAAACATCATCCACTAGTTCAGCTTGGTCTACGATTTGGTATTCCATGTTAATTGGGACGTTAATTGTAGTAGCTGTTGCTCCGTTATCAAAAACATCAAGATTTATTTTTATTTTATTAGCAAACATCTTCAGCTGAATTAGTTGTAAAGTTATCTGTCATTCGTACCCCCAATGGGTCGGCTGGAAAAGTAGAATAGTATAATCCCCAATTATTAAAAGGGTCTTGTCTTCTAACCGAAAAACAATAATTATCGTACATATAATGACACCCATTTAAAAAGGGATAATCTAATGGTCTTGTATCGTTTTGGTTAAAACCTATATCTAACAAATCTCTCCATAAATATCTTTCTTCATCAATTTTAACTGCATAATCAGGAATTCCAACAGTAAAATTATCGCCTTGTTCTATATAGCTAGAAAATTGTCTAATTTTTATTAAATTATGTGCCTTATAAAAATAACCTTCTTGTCTTGGACCCAAATTTATTGTTTTGGTTATTGTTGTATTTGGTCTATATAAATAATTAACTGTCGGAGAAGATTCTCTATTTACAGTATTAAATCTATGTGATACATCCGCTAATATTACTTCTCTAACTTCACGATTATTATATTCAACTAAATCACCGTAAAATAGTTCATCATCTATACTAACATTATTTGATAATGGAGAATGACTTGGGAATGGTAATGATGTTGGTAATGAACCACCGTTATGTATTTTATTAATCGCTGGTACATCTAATAAATATGTATTGAATGCATTACTTGTGTTTAGATTAGCCATAAACGGTGTCTCTATTCCAGCTGATACATTTGTGAATAACCCATTACTATCTGTTTTAACAGTAGTTAGGTATAGTTCACTTAAAGGACGACCTAAATTATCTTTTAAATCCGTGATATCAACATCTTCATTGAAGACAAATTGTGTTATATCATCATTAAAAATATTTTCACTGAAAGATAATTTATATGTTTCATAATCATCTTTTTGTATTATTTCACTACTTCTAGTTTTAACCTTTTTAAATAACCTAAAATAATATTGTGATTCAACACCATCAAAAACTCTTTTAATTCTTGAATTATTGGATAACGAACCGATAGGCGGTAAGTCTATAACGAAATAATAAGGTTTCAAATCTCCATTGTCTAACCCAGTTCTAACTACTACATGTTCCCCATCATATCCATTGGTGCCCGATATTAATACCGTATCTCCAATAGATAGATTGTGTAGGCAAGGAAGACCAAATGCAGTCATAGCTCTTGTTGCTACTTCAACATCTACCTTTTCGATTATCATCAAACCTCCATTGACTATTGTATGTCCAGAATCCACAGAATGTGGATAAGTAATAGTTAACCCCCAGTTTTTAATAGGTTCTGTAACAGGACCATTAAATGGGTTTGAATCGTTGATGAAAGAAAACCTACTACTCTTTGGTTCCATTTCATAAAAATTACAAAGACCACTATTACTTATGTTTGGGTCATAGTAACCAAACCACCCGTCTAGTTCTTTTAAGTTTTTATTTATTGCAACAGAATAAAAATCTTCAAAAAACCTACTTATATCTGATATTGGGTCTCTATAATTAAAACCTTTCCATGTATATAAATCAGCATTTAGAGCATCATCTAAATTAAATAATGCGTTCGTTATTGATGGATTTATCGTACCAAATACCCTATAAAAATTGCTTCTTTGTCTTTCTAAATTAAACCTATCACCAGAATTTATAACACTATTAATTTCATCTGGTGGTAAAAGTCTTTCTTTACCTTCAATATTGATTTTTAGGTGAGTATCAGTATTAACTGATAATTTAGATGTTCCAGAATTTAATCTTTTTTGTATTCTATCCATATTATCCAGTTATTGTTATTGAACAACCTAAGCTGTCCGTTATTGTTGTTGTTATTGACGAGTTTAATGATACATTTTGACCTATTGGGAACGGAGCACCTGTTAATGTCCCTGAACCTCCATTTGCTACCACAGTGTGAACAAATGGACCGTTAGATGGACCAGTAGTTGTTATTGAACCTGTTATAGGTGGATTTGAATCTGTTATAGTATTTGTCGTTGTTTGAATAGTTCCATCAGCATCCTCAATTGTTGTTA